AGCTTTAGAAAGGGAAATAGCAATAGCTTGCTTTTGTGGTCTACCAGATTTTATTTCAGTTCTGATATTTTCACTAATAACTTTTTGACTATTACCCTTTCTTAATGGCATTTTAGTATAACCTGTTTCCGCCTACTTTGCCACCAGCTTTGTAGGCTTTTACTTTACCACCACCCATCATGGCTTTTCCATAGCCACGCTGTGCACAACCTGCACCACGAGGAGAGGAAGTTTTTTTCTTTGGCTTAACCATACCACCTACTGCACGTTTTACCTTTGGGGAAGTTTTAATACGTCCACCTTTTTTATCTCCAACGTCATACATATTACGTTCAGAAATTTCTTTATCCAAAGAAGACTTTGCAATATCTTCAGGTTTAACACCTGCTTTTTCAGCAGCTTTAACTCGTTTGAAATTCCATTTACGCCATGCAGAAGGATTTTCTACTGGATCAGGTTCTGGATCAAAAGAACTTTTAGGTTTTTTCTCAGCTACATTATTGTCTTCTTTTAAAGCAGTATTGTCTTGTTTTAGAGCAATTGCTTTTGGAGGTGGTCCTACATATTTTGGATTGTCTGAACTACCCTCTTCACCTTTTTCAGGTGCAGTATTAACTACATTACCTTTTTTACCGGGAACTAAAAAAGGTGATGCTGCTACAGCACTGGCAGCGGTAGCAGCAGCAGGACTAATTGTCTTATCTACAGATTTAGGTTTAGGTGTTGTAGATTTAGATGTTGTTTGTACACCACCCGGAGAACGTGGACGACCTGCACCAGATGTAGGTGGAACAGGATCAACTGTTCGTTTAGATTCTTCATAAATATTCTTTTTCTGAAATTCTCTTACTGCCTTCTTTTGTGCTGTAGTAGCCTCGGGAGCTATTTTTCCTACGCCCTTTTCCACTGCTTTTGCTGCATTCCTAGGAGTTAGTAATTGCACTGCTCCTTTAACAATTGTTGGTATCGTTTTAATCATTTTAGCTGCTCCTATTACTGACCTTCCAAGGGACGTTACGTTTAAAGTTGTATCTACTACAGGTTCAATGTATTTCTGTGCTCTTTCACTTGCACCTGCTGTTGACTGTTCTTTATAATTACCAGTCCTTCTAGAAAGTTCTGATTCATTTGCTGCCATCTTAATGAGAGCTTCTCGCTGTTGTCCCCGTGTAAATGGTCTTCGATTCATAGCCATTAATAGTTTTCCTTTTAAGTTGAATTAGCAAGTAAAGGATTGTCTGCACCAACGGGACTAGCAGGTGTTTGCATGTCATCACGACGAGTACGCCGTGCTTGGTTGCGCTGTAGATCAAGAAGTTCTATGTACCGCTGTTGAAAAACACTGATTGCAGGATAGTCTTTTTGAAACATCATTGCTTCCATCATGCAAGAGTTAAACAAAAGATCATAACAATAATCAGTAAAATAATTTGTTGGTGAGACTGAACTTAAAGTAGTAGGTCTGGATACGTGTACTACCTGTCCTGAATATGTTGAAGCAGGAGTAGGAGCAATTAAAACGGTAGAGTTATTACGAGGTGAATAGTATCTTGGTTCACCAGTAGAAGCTGAAACAGGCCAATAGTCATTTATATATTCATCCGTTCTTTGAAGTAAATTAATTTTTGTTCCATTACTTGTAATATTAATATTTTTTACTACTCGTGTTCCTGTAGGTAAAGTAACAATATTATTGTTTAGACTTACAGCTACTGAAGTATAAGTTACTAAACCGTAATCGTCTAAATCTTTTGTAAGTCTTTCCTCGGCACGGTTGACCATATTCGGAATATAACTTTCAAATTCCGAAGAGTCATTCTCACATGCTTGGATAATATCATTAACGAGAAAAGTATAATTAGCCATAGAACAATGCTACTGTAGCAGTAGAGGTTGGCGCAGAAACTTTAACTACACCATTCATACGAATACCAAGATCAGTAAAGAAAATTTCATTAGCATCTGAATTTGTTGTCTGAACAAATTTTATATTGCTTCCCTGTACATTACCGTAATCATCAGTTGATGTACCTGTAATAAGAAATGTTCCTACACCAGTAGCAAAAATGGAACGAACACGAGTATCACTAACAGTTACACTAGATGTAACATCCAGAACTGCTCCACTACCAGTTACAAAACCTTGCTTTAAAGTTGTTGTCATATAGAAAATTCCTGTTGTTATCTAGTTAAGAGTAAAAGCAAGTTTTATTATACCTTACTTATTACAAATACAAAAGAAAGGGGTGAAAAGAAAATAATAAAATATTCTCCTCTCACCCCAATCCATAGTTAGCTATGGTTAGAACTTAGGAAGAACCTGAAGCACCATAGAAACCACGCCAATCGGACCAGCCAAAGCTGTAGCGTTCGCGTGCCTTGTAACGAAGATTACCTGTATCAAAGTCAGGTTCCATCTTTGTCTGAAGGGGAGCACGAACAAACATCTTTGTGCCGTTGGGGCAGTCAGTTTTAATAAACCAAGCATTAGTGTCAGTGAAGCGACGGTTTACAAAGAAACCACCGGGTACTAGACCTTGGTTACGAATGCTGTTAATGTCATTCGTATTTGTTACACCAGTTGTGCTGTTGGTAACAGTTGTGGTGCTTAGTGTGCTGTTAAGAATCTGATCAGCAGTAAATGCTAGATCAGGAGGAATGTGTAGTGATTCTGCTTGTAGACCAATTAGAATACCACGATCATCCTTTGCCTTTGCAATGGTGATAAGAGCAGTCTCAAGGGATGCCTCAGAAAGGTCAGTAGCACCTAAAGTATTAGACTGATTACCAGAACCTACGGTTGGGTGTGCGGTACTAAATAGTGCAACACCGTCACCGCCAAGATAGGAAGAGCTAAAGCCGTTATTGAAAACGTCAGCAGCTTTTACCTGCTTGGTATTAGCCATAGCACGGGCAAGACCACGGGCACGGAGCTTGGCAAATGTATCATAAAGGTTGTCTTCCATAGCTTCTTCAGTGACAGCAAAAGCAAGGCTGATTGTCTCGTGTGTGTAACGAGCAGTATAACCTTCCTGTGCATCATCATACTGAACGGCTGCACCTTCACCTTTAACTGGTGCTGAACCAAAGCCGGTGAACAGAACCTCTTCTTCAAACGCACGATCAGAATTTTCTACGTCGAATAGCGAAGCATGTTCGTTATCCACATCTGTGTATTCGATTCCAAAAACTGCGTTTAGTCCGGGAAGAAGTTCTTTAGCAATACTAGCGCGATTAATAGCCATTTTTAATTATCCTTTCTCTTCATTCCCGGGTTAGCTTGCTACAGAAACTGTAACATAAGCATCAACATTCTGTACTAGACGAACTTCCAGTTTAGGGAAAGCACGCTCAGTAGCAACGTCAATGTTATTGCCCGGTTCTTGAAGAACACTGATAACACGAACCATAGCTGAAGCACCTGTGCGTGAAGCTGCCTGAATGCCAAAGCCGGAACGGCCAGTGTAAGTTGAACCTGAACCTAGAGTAACATCAAAGTTTTGGCTATTGATATCACCTACAGTTACGGAAGCATCTGCTTGTACAATGAAGGTAGCCTGTGGATCATCCATGACCATTGCACGAGCATCTGTAGTGGACGTGCCTGATGGCCAGTAAGATGACCATTTTGGTACACCGTCCTGAACATAGTTACAACCCATAAATACACCAACAGTGCGATTATCTGCACTGGTGATAACTTCGATATTTCCGTCCACGTTCTTTACAAGATCACCTGTAAAGATATTTCCTGTAGTTCCTGAAGCAATACGGTATTCGCTAACACCTGTACTATTTACACCTGAACCACGGATGCGGGAAGGACGGAAACCACTTAGTGCTTTTGTAGTAGACATAACACTTTTATCCTTTCTCGTTAAGTAAATACTATGACAAAGTAAAGGAAAGTAAAACAGCTTTTAATCTTGGAAAGAAGCTGCCTTTCCTCTAGTAACTTTTGTCCTGCTTGCGTTAGAGATCGGCATACGTGAATCTGAACTACGCATTAGTTGAGCATTCACTGCATCTACCGCTTCTCTACTTTTGTTTTCATAAAACTCTTGACGAGATTCAGCCAGGTCAGTTGGCATTTTTGCCAAAGCCAAGTCCCCACGACAGACTGCTCCTGTATATCGTCCTGTCTCCCTCACGAAAGAAGAGTGCATCATTTCAGGTACTTCTTCAGAGTTGACTACTTCCCAACCTTCTGCTGTACGCTTTCCCATATTCTGGTAGTCGTCATTACCCTTGAGAGTAATCCGTATCCAACGAAGAGACATGCCTTCATTAGAAAATCGTTGACGAACTGTTTCAGGAATATCAAGCCAGTTAGGTTCTTCAAAAGTCCTACGTGATTTGTTTTCCCTTGTTGATGCTGTACGTGATTCAGTATTCCGTGTCATTGTATTTATCATTGTCCCTTCTCATCCACGCTGGTTAGATGCTTGTGTACTCGCCATCGGCCTGTTCGACCTTTAGCTTTTCTTGAGCATATTTTTCAAGTGTTATCCCC